ATGGCATGCACAGTTTGAAGATTTGATTGTATTAAAGAACAATCAAGGAACCGAAGAAACCCGTGTACGTCAAATGGATTATAGTGTTGTAATCAATAAGATGTTTTTCAATCGTTTCAAAAACAATGAAAACATTACACTGTTTGATCCGGCAGAAGTACCTGACTTATATGAAGCATACTATAGAGATAGTGATGAGTTTGAAAAATTATACACCATATATGAAAGTAAACGTGGTATCAAAAAGAAAGTTCTTCCCGCCGTTGAAATCTTTAAGAACGGCATATTAAAAGAACGTACAGACACCGGACGTATCTATCTTGTGTTCATTGATAACGTAATTAATCAAGGTCCTTTTGATACAAAAGTTGATCCCATCTATCAAAGTAACTTATGTCAAGAAATACTATTACCTACCAAACCTTTTCAACGTATTGAAGATGAATCGGGTCGTATTGCACTATGTACATTAGGTAGTATTAATTGGGGTGCATTCAAAAACCCACAAGAAATGCGTAAGTGTAGTAGAGTATTAGTTAGAAGTTTAAGCAATTTACTTAGTTACCAAGATTTTCTTTCAGTACAAAGCAAATTAGCTAACTTAGACTTTGAGCCACTTGGTGTGGGCATTACTAACTTAGCATACTGGCATGCAAAGCGTAGTTTTAAATACGGAAGTGATGAGGCATTGGCAGAAGTTAAACGTTGGATAGAACATCAATCGTTTTACCTAACTGAGGCTAGTGTAGAGTTAGCACAAGAAAGAGGAGCCTGTAAACGTAGCCAACATACCTTCTACGGACAAGGCATATTCCCTTGGGAACGCAGAGCAAAGGGTGTTAATGAATTGACAGATTTTACTCCTAGTGCTAATTTAGATTGGGAGCAGTTGCGCCAAAATCTATTGACTTATGGAATAAGAAATGCTACACTAATGGCTGTAGCACCTGTAGAAAGTTCTAGTGTTGTGTTAAACAGTACAAATGGTATCGAAATGCCAATGGAACTTATTAGTGTTAAAGAAAGTAAAGCAGGAAGTTTTGTACAGGTCGTTCCCGAATATAAGCGATTAAAGAATCGTTATCAACTTATGTGGGATCAGCGTGATTGTGTAGACTATTTAAAAACATCAGCAGTACTGGCGGCATACATCGACCAGTCATTATCTACGAATACATTCTATAATCCTGCATATTTTGAAGGTGGTAAAGTTCCCGCAACATTAATTACAAAGAATTTGATGCTAGCGTACAAGTGGGGACTAAAGACAATATATTATTCATTGATTAATAAAATGGGAAGTAAAGCAGGTTTATCAGAAACAGACAATGTTGTACAGTTCCCATTACAACTTGATGAATTAGATGAAGAAAACTGTGAGGCGTGTGTACTATAATGTTGATAGAATTTACTGATGAACTTGCAAAGCTAACCACTGAAGAAAAGTTAAAACTATTATTAGCATATCACAATCTACCATTAGATTATAAAGTGGATAAAGAAGATATGCCGGTAGTTGTACTAGCATTAAATCAAGATGATATTGCAACTATAAAAATAAATGATGAAGGTGCTATAGACATAGCATACTACGGTGAAGATTGGCAAAAGCCAGAAACAAATATGGAAGAATATGTCGAAACAACAATACGACTTAACTAAACAGACAAATTATCTAACACGAACAATGTTTCTTGATCCAGAAGGTCCTGTAACAGTACAACGTTTTGAAGAAGTTAAATACCCCAAGATTGCTAAGTATGAAGAACTAGCACGTGGATTCTTTTGGGTACCAGAAGAAATATCTTTAACTAAAGATAAGATTGACCACAAAGACAGTAGTGAGGCTATTAAACATATCTTTACTAGTAACTTACTAAGACAAACTGCACTTGACAGTATACAGGGTCGTGCCCCTAATCAAGTATTCAGTCCGGTAATAAGTATCCCTGAATTAGAAGCACTTGTTAGCAATTGGAGTTTCTTTGAGACTAATATTCATTCAAAGAGTTATAGTCATATCATTCGCAATGTATATGGTGTACCTAAAGAAGAATTTAATAAAATTCATGATACTAAAGAAATAGTTGAAATGGCAAGTAATGTAGGAAAATACTATGAAGACCTACATCAACTAAATTGTTTGAAAGAATTAGATCCGGGCAAAGTAGGACATCAAGAACACATCAATAGTATTTGGTTGGCATTAAATGCTAGTTATGCATTAGAGGCATTACGCTTCATGGTTAGTTTTGCTACAAGTCTTGCTATGGTAGAGAACAAGATTTATATTGGTAACGGAAACATTATCAGTTTAATATTACAAGATGAGTTACTACATGCTGAATGGACTGCATGGTTGATTAACAATGTAGTTAAAGATGATCCAAGATTTGTTGTAGCAAAAGAACAATGTGAACGTGAAGTGTATAATATGTACTTAGACGTTATACGTGAAGAAAAAGAATGGGCAACTTACTTATTCAGTAAGGGTGTAGTTATTGGTTTGAATGCTGAAATATTATCAGACTTTGTAGACTATACAGCATTTAATAGACTTAAAGAAATTGGAATTAGGTACAATGGAAATCACCCAAAGCATAGCCCTATTCCATGGTTCAATAAACATGTAAACATTAACAAGAAACAATCTGCATTACAAGAAACAGAAAGTACAAACTATGTAATTGGTGTAATGAGTGATGTTGTAGAATATGAGGAGTTACCAACACTATGAAGGCAATCGTATGGTCAAAAGACCAATGCCCGTATTGTGTGCAGGCAAAACAATTATTAGAAAGTAAAGGTATTGAGTATGAAGAAAGAAACATCATGCACGGTACTTATACAAAAGAACAATTATTAGAGGCAGTACCAACTGCACGAACGTTACCGCAAATATTCTTGAATGAAGAATATGTGGGTGGGTTTACAGAACTCAGAAAAAAATTAACAGAGAGCATTGAACTATGATGAAAGTTGGACAAGTATATACATTTAAATTAAATAGTGGCGAAGAACTAATTGCCAAAGTAATCGATGAACCCAAAGACGGATTGATTACAATTACCGAACCAGTTAGCATTGCACCCGGACAAAAAGGCATGCAAATGATTCCTAGTATGTTTACTGCAACTCCTGGTGCAGATGTTACACTAAATACTCATAGTGTTGCTTTTTATGCTGATACTGAAGATAGTATCAAAGACAAGTATATTGAGGCAACAACTGGTATTAAATTACCTGAAACTAAAAAGATTATATTAGGATAAAATGCCAAGTTTAAGTCGTAAGGGAGATAAGGATCAAACAGGTGGTGCCATCATTAGAGGATCAGGCACTGTGTTTGCCAATGGGATAGGTGTAGGCTTACATGTAAGCGGTATCACTCCTCACGCTCCTTGGGGAACTCCCCATCCACCGCATGACAATGCACAAACAACTGACGGTAGTCCAACTGTATTTGCAGATGGTGTACCTGTACTAAGAATAGGTTCTGGTAATAGTTGTGGGCATAGCATTGTTGAAGGTAGTCCAGATGTATTTGTGCCATGAGTTTAACACCTTTAAATTTAAACTGTTTAAGCGGATTATTACAAAATACAGGATTGAGAATAAACCCTGACGTAGTAACCTATATGGGTACTAGCACATCTATCAGTAGTTATACACCAGGATTAGCAGTCGGTAGCACTTGTCTAGGACCAATCACACAAGCAATTACTGCGGCTTATGCAAAAGGTATTAACGCTACAATTTATAACAATCTAATAAGCATAGGATCAACATCAATACCCGCATTGGGCAATAGTAAACCTAGTACATATACTAATGCATACACAGGGCAAACAACTAGTTATGGATTCTTAAGACTAATTCCATTACAAGCATACAATGAATTTTATATTAATAATGGTAGTTATACAGACTTCTTAAGTACGTTTGCAGCTTGTTATGGTAGTATGAATCAATCTAATCCTGCTATACAAGCATTTAGTGATAGTAAAACATACTTAGATGGTACATATAGTAATATGAATGACCTTATTACCAGTGATATAACTGGTGTAAGTACTAGTACTTTATATTGGGGACAAGATTTAATTACTAGCGGACGTGCGATAGATTTACACAGTATTGCTACATTTGGTAACCCGGAAAACTTATTAAGAACATTAAACAAAAATAATGCAGTATCACAATCATTGAATGTTGCATTACTTGCTAACGGGTTTACTGCAACAAATATTAATAATATACTTGCAGGTCAAGAACCAACCACACAACAACAGAATAGTTTATACAAAGCATTCAGTCTTATATTAGGAAACGATTTAAAAGATATATTGATTCCGTTGAATTGTCAAACAAAAAATTTAAGAACACTAGCAGATTTATTAGATCCTATGATGTTGTTCCCAAATAGTTATCAGACACTAACAGTACCAGTATATAACATAGTCAACTTACCGGGTACAAATAGCAAAACATCTTATTTGATTTATACAGGTAGTGGTGTTAATACTAGTTCTGCACTTCACTATGGTGATAGACTAGCCGGTGTGTTGCCCATTGATATAGCATTTGCATGTGACGCATTTGGTACAAGTATGTTGCAAATTAAAAAGATTCAAACTGTTGATATTGAAAAGTTTGGACAAGTTGTTTCTAACCTAGAAAACGTTGCTGCATTAAATGTTAACGGTACATCAGTACCAACTGATACGAACAGTACAAATACTGCATTGTCTGTTATTGCTAAAGGATCTGGTATTAATGGTTTATATACTATGTCTGACTATTTTGGTGCAATGACTAATTTAAAGTATCCATGGAGTTCATTGACTTCAACTATTACTCAGTTACAAACAACTGCCCTTACTGCTACATATCAAAGTATGTATAATCTTATCACTGGTCCTAGTTTAAATTATAGTGACGGCGCACTGCAAACATTAATTAATACCGCAAACTCACAAATATCTAATATACTAACTAGTAATCCTAAATTAGGTGCTAGTCTTAACAGTTTGTATGCACAGTTTGGTAGATATTTAACTATTGAACAAAATGCACGTACCCTAGCACTACCATACTTAAGTTCACTAACGTCAAGTAGTAAAGATGCTATTAGTTTCTTAGATAGTTTAAAGAGTTATAGTAGTCAAACACAAGATTATGGTCCTGCAATGGTATTAGAAAATATAGCAGATACCACCACACTTGCTGGTAATAGTTTGATAGCAAGTATGAGAGAGCAAAGAAATACAGAAAGACTAGCGTTAGCAGGTTTAGCCTCTGATAACATAGTACAACAAGAAACATTTAATGTAGCACCTACATCCGGTACTAGTGTTTCTAGTATATTAGCAAGTAAAAAGGCTAATTCACCCGTGATGGATACAACCACAGAGTTAAGTACAACTATAGGGTTACCATTAAATCAAAATGTTCTACCAAGTGCTGGTAGTAACAATACTGCATCAAAGGCTGAGTTATTAAAAACTCCCATAGTAACAGGTGCAGCCACTACTCCCGGTAGTTTAGCCGGAAGTCAATATACTACATTAATACCAGATTCATTATCAGTATTAAATGTGTTGGCAACACCTAGTATATTAAACCCAAGTCAAGCAGTTGAACACGTTACTGTATGTAATTGTGACTGTTGGACTATTTAGGAGATAATTTATGTTGAATATTATTAAAAATAATATGTTACTACCTCTATTTTTATTGTTAGGGTTATTTGTAGTAGCAAACCCAGTTAGCACGGGCACACTTGATCGGGTCATACATTCGGTAGACCTTAAACAAATTACATGCTTGGCTAAAAATATATACTACGAAGCCGGATATGAAAGCCATGAGGGTAAAGCAGCTGTTGCTAGAGTTGTAATTAATAGGGTAAATCACGGCTTTGCAAAAACTCCCTGCGCAGTAATTTACCAAAGTAATACTGTAATAAGAAATGATGAACCTGTTAAAATTTGTCAATTTAGTTGGGTATGTGAAAATAAAGCCCCAATCAATATAAATAATAAAGAGTACCAAAAAAGTTTACTAATTGCCCATGAGGTGTTAGAATTAGATATGTACAAAGAAGTAATACCTCGTAGTGTATTATTCTTCCACAATTTAACCGTAGAGATAAACTCAAGCTGGCCCTATCAAAAGGTCAAACAAATCGGTAACCATATCTTTTATTCTAAACAACGTGACAAAGATAAACAGTAGTCCTGAACGCAATACTTTTCAATTAGAGGGGTATCTTAAACGCTGTGAAGTAGACGGTGATGAACCCAATGAGGCATATATTGATTTGTTTAAAAGCGCAAAACAACGTGACATAGATAATATGAACGATCCTGCATGGCAAGTAGACAACATGGAGTATGACTTACGCAGTACTGATTGGATATGTGAAAAGGTCAAACAAGATAATTATGCACAAAATCTATATGCAGCCATGTGCAACAATGACTTTATGAAAAATGACGTATGGCCTATACTAACCGAAAAGACTTGGAGTTGTAGTTGGCGTCATGCTGGTGGTATTATTGCTGACATGCGACAAGAAGGCGACTACATAGATTGGTACTGTAGTGGTATCAATGGTGATGGCCCGAGTGTGTTAGGTAACAATGATGAAGACGGTACTAAGGGTTATGTTCATGAAGGTTTCATCTCTGATGAAATACGTGAAGATTTATTACTCCTTGGTTGGTTAGTAGTAAATAATGATGAAGGAGATTAGTCATGGCTTATTCAGAAAAAGTAATCGACCATTATGAAAATCCACGTAATGTGGGTAAATTTGAAATAGACGACACTGTAGGCACGGGAATGGTGGGCGCACCCGCATGCGGTGACGTAATGAAATTACAAATTAAAGTAGATGCTAGTACAGGCCTTATCACAGATGCACGTTTTAAAACGTATGGATGTGGTTCGGCAATTGCAAGTTCTAGTCTTATTACTGAATTGGTAAAAGGTATGAGTCTCGACCAAGCGTCATCTATTAAAAATAGTGACATTGCAGAGGAACTTGCTCTCCCACCGGTTAAAATACATTGTAGCATACTTGCAGAAGATGCAATTAAAGCTGCAGTAGAAGACTATAAAAAGAAACACCAGTGAAGATTGCAATTTTAATTGTAGGTGAGTATAGAACATTTGCTCAGTGCAGAAGGACTATGCTATTCTTAGATGAACCGGGTATAGATATCTATGTAAGTACGTGGGATAAAACTAATACAGTAAACCCCGTCGTAATGCCTAGACCACAACCTGAACCAAATTATATACCAGTAACTATCGAACAGATTAGAAAAGACATAGGCATAGACAATGTAACGTGCGTGACGCACAAACAACCTGAGTTTAGTATATTTCCCAACATTATTGAAAGTTGGACCAAAGGCTTTGACGTATTAAAGCAATCAGGCAAGTCATATGACTATGTACTAATGATGCGTCCTGATTTATTTTTTCAGGATGATTCTCATTTTTTAACAAATACATTTAAAAATTATACAAATACAGTGGGAGTGTTATCTCCTCCAGACAATAAACTAATATTAGATGATACTGTGTATTTTTCTACATTCTCTAATATAGAAAAAATAATGTCTAATATTAAAAGTCGTTACAAAGTACTGCTAGAACTCAGGGGTGCATTCCAATGGCATCATTTTTTACATGAATTTATAACACAGGATCTTGGGTTATCTACATTACCATTACCTATAGGTAATGATAATAAGGCTGCCGAAAATGTAATAGGTAGATTTCCCATAGATGAAAACACTACATTCAAAAGTGCTTTTGACCAGTTTTGGGTTTGGTTTAGAGAAAATAACTAATGCTAATAATATTTGATTTAGATGGTGTATTGATAGAAAGCAAGTTAATGCACTATCAAACACTAAACAGTGCACTGGCTCATATACATGAAGATTATGTAATTGATTATCAAGACCATTTAGATAATTACGATGGGTTACCCACTAAAAGGAAACTCGAAATACTAACGATAGACAAAGGTCTACCGAACAAATTCTATGAGAAGATACGTCAAGAAAAACAAAGATTGACTGTTGAATGGTTAGATAAATTACCCCCTGACAATAACCTTATACATGTATTCTCAGTATTAAAAAGTCAAGGACACCTTATAGCAGTTGCTAGCAATAGTGTTAGAGAAACTGTAAAAATATCATTATTATCATTAAATTTAATGAAGTATATAGATTACTATGCTAGTAATGAAGATGTATCACGACCTAAACCTTACCCAGAAATATATTGGAAATGCATGACTTGTCTAAATACATTACCAAAAGACACAATTATTTTAGAAGATAGTATAGTTGGTAGAACTGGCGCTATTGATAGCGGCGGACATATGTTACCCATAGATAATCCAAAAGACGTAACTATAGAGTTAATAGAAAATTTTATAAAAGAAGTTAAAAAATGAACATCGTTATCCCATTAGCAGGTTTAGGAACTAGGTTTAGCCAAGTTGGATATACCCTGCCCAAACCATTGATTAGTGTACGAAATATGCCCATGATTCAATTGGTAGTTGAGAACTTAGACGTAGAGGGTAACTATATTTTTATAGTACAAGAACAACATTGCATCGATTATAATTTAGCACATATATTAAAAGCATCTAAGCCCAATTGTACTATTATAAAAATCAATGGTGTAACAGAAGGGGCAGCATGTACTGTACTGCTGGCTACAAAACACATTGATAATGATATGCCACTATTGATTGCCAATAGCGACCAATATATCGATTACGATAATAATGTTATATCTACATTTATGAACTATGACGGCGGTATATTAACGTTTACTAATGATTCCCCCAAATGGAGTTATGCTAAAGTAGAAAATAATAAAGTAGTACGTGTAGCGGAAAAAGAAGTTATTAGCAATGAAGCTACGGTTGGCGTATATTACTGGAAACACGGTAAAGATTTTGTAAAGTATGCTAACAATATGATAGAGAAAAATATTAGAGTAAACAATGAGTTTTATGTATGTCCTGTATATAACGAAGCAATAGTTGATGGAAAACATATTGTAACTAGTCTAGTAGACAATATGTACGGATTAGGTACACCCGAAGATTTAAATAACTTTTTAGCAAATGAAACTTATAGCACATAGGGGATTGATAAATGGCCCTGATAGTAACTTAGAAAATGTTCCGGGACAAATATTAGTCACCTTGGATATGGGTTATGATTGCGAAATTGATGTTAGATATATAGACAACAAATGGATGTTGGGTCACGATTACCCTATATTTGAAGTTCCACTTGAGTTTTTAGAACAATCAGGATTGTGGATACATGCAAAGAACCTAGATGCATTATATCAATTATCTAAAACAAATCTTAATTACTTTTGGCATCAACATGATGATTATACACTAACTAGTAAAGGTTATATATGGGCATATCCTGGTATGCCATTAACTACTAATAGTATATCTGTTATGCCAGAATGGAATAAATCTATCTCTTTATCAGAATATAAACCTAACTGTTATGGAATATGTAGCGACTATGTTATTCAATTTAAATAAACCCAAGTTAGCAGTATTAATAGTAGGAGAGTATAGAACTTTCAAATACTGTAGGAAAACTATGACTTTTTTAGACCAAAAGAATTTAAATATTGATGTATATTTTAGCACATGGGATAAAACAAATATAGTTAATGATAAGTACAACCCGGTTTACAGAGAAGTCACGGTTAAACAGATTGAAGAAGACATAGGTATACCCAACGCCTCAATACATATACATCAGGCTAATCCTAATTCATTTATACCAATGATAGACGGGTGGATATTAGGATTCGACTTAGTAAGAAACAGCAACATTAAGTACGATTATATATTGGTATTGCGTCCGGATTTATTCTTTAAAGAATCAATCGATTTATTTTTTAAGGAATTACATTGGAGATATTGGCCTTTTAATATTTTCAAGATATCTACTTTATCCCAATATAAAGATGGGGTGGGTGTGAGAACATTTGCTAAAACAATTATTGGTAAGTCAGTAGACGATGCCATATTCTTTTCTACCTACGATAACTTGAATAAATTACTTAGCAAAAATATAGTTGATTATATAAAAAACAATTCTAACGGAGAGCATATCACCGCGCCGGAAATGCACCACATGTGGTACGACTATATTACTAATTACAGTAATTTAAAAATATATGAGTTACCAATAAGACGAGAATGCTTAATAGCAAGATACCCAATGGCAGAAAATTTAACCTTCACCGACGTTGAATTAATTTGGGAAAACGCATGGAAAGAGTGCCACGGTAAAGCGCACGGTGATAGTCAATAAATATTTACCTGATCGGGACACACATTAAATATGATAACACTAACTGACATTGCAATAAAGAAGATTAAACAACTATTATCCAAAAGAGGTGGTGTGGGTATTAAAATAGGTGTTAAGACTACTGGTTGCAGTGGGTTAGCATATGTGTTAGAATACGTGGATAAGTACGTTGATGATAATAATGTTATCAACTATGCTCAACCTGATTTTTCTGTGTTAGTTGATAAAAAACATGATGTATACTTGAAGAATATGACAGTTGATTATGTTAGACAGGGACTAAACGAAGGATTTGAATTCAGCAACCCAAATGAAAGAGATCGATGTGGTTGCGGTGAAAGTTTTAGGATATAAATTATGAATGAAAATATTGATGAAGTGTTTGAAAAAATTAAGCCTGAGTTAGTTAGTACTGATTCTAGGGTAGGTGACATTGTAGTATACAAAAATGACTCAATTGTCAGTGGAAGTATTATGGTATACGGCGAGTATAGTCATGCTGAAATCGTAGTTATGAATAGATACCTTGACAAAGATTCAATGTATTTTGACGTTGGAACAAATATTGGATATCATGTTAGAGCCGTTAGTGAATTAGCAAAGTGTAATGTAATTGGTTTCGAACCACACCCAAAACACTTTGCAGTAGCCGCATATAACATCAAAAATCATAATAATATTAAATTGTATAATTGTGCAGTTGGTGACGAAGAGGGTGAAGTAACTATCAGTGACTTTGACGAAAGCCTACATCAGAACTACGGTGAGGCACGTGCAGTTGAAGGTACAGAGGGTGTAGTATCTAAGTTAATCACACTTGATAGTCTTCAGCCAGAGAAATGTACAGTAATTAAAATTGACGTTGAGGGCTTTGAACCTAATGTTATACGTGGTGCAAACAAGACGATTGACAAGTTTAGACCTGTTATATTCTATGAAGCACAAGAGTATATCCCATGGACTCAAACATATGCTATCCTAGATAAAAAGGCTTATAAGCAATATTGGGTTACCTGCAGAGTTAAACCAGTGCATGAAACATATAGGAAATCAGAACAAAACCCGTTTGGTAATATTGGTGTTAAGAACATATTAGCAGTACCTAGCGAAAAGACTCAGCCAACTGATTTAATGCTAGTAATCGAGGGTGAAGAATATTCAGTCACATTGGATCGTGTGATGAATCTTAAAGTAATATTCTAAATGAAAATACTATGTACGGGGAATATATATAAAACTATTCCTTATAATTTGTCAAAGTTATTCTCAAACATAGATTTTATATCTAGGAGTAATGGGTATAACCTTGACACAATTGAAGGACGTACACAGTTTAAAAACATCATAGTTAACTATGATGTGTTTATTAATCATAGTGAACTGCCCGATGACGGTCAATATGAACTATTATCCATAGTACATGAAGTATGTAAAACAATTAAAGTTATTAATATAGGAAGTGTATTAGAACTTGAAGAATGGGCTTGGTATAATCCACAAACGCATATAGTAAAAAACAAACTTAAAAAGTTAAGTTTAAGTTTAAATTCAGAAAAGTTTAAAACTACGCATTTAATACTTGGTGGATTAGTAAGTCTTGATAGTAAATATGACCATCAACGATTAAATGGAATGCAAGTAGCAGAAGTTATTAAGTATATAATAGATAGTCCTATAAACATTCCACTAATACACATAGAAAACACTAATGATGAATTACGTGCTTATTATTCAAAAATAAAAGAGGCTCCATGAATTTACAATATATGCACATTGATGGAATTAAACTAGGTTTATATACAGACGGTCCGGTTGGCATAAGTGTCAGTTGTGGTGCAGATAGTGCTATGTTATTATATTGGTTAATGAGTAATGTAAAATATGACTTACATATATATAATTTTATTGCTGAGTTTAGACGTAGTGTGTTAGAACCACCGTTCGATAACGTAGTATCTAAGTGTGCTGAATTAACAGGCAAAACCAATTATTTTGTACATAAGTATAGCGAAGAGGATCCGCCACCTGAACTAATGTTTAATATGTATAAAGAATACATAGACAACGGTATCGTTGATATAGTATATACAGGATTAACCAAGTTCCCACCTGATGAAGTTTACGCCAATTGGGAAGAATTACCAGAGTGGCATGTACAATCACGTAAAGATGGACACATACGTAATGAGTTTGGTGCTGAGTTCATAATCCCTGAATCTACTGATTTTACTAGGGCTGAGAATAATTTAACAGTTAATGGAATACCCACTGACAGACTTGTTATGGATAAAAGAATATACAATCCATTAATCAATTATAATAAACAGGATGTATTTAAATTGTATAAAGAATTTAATATATTAGATACATTATTCCCTGTTACACGTAGTTGTGAAAACGACAATCACCCTGGCTCGCATTGCGGACAATGCTGGTGGTGCAATGAACGCAAGTGGGCGTTTGGGTATTTAGAATGACTGACACAAAAGACTATTACTTCTGTGACGCAAAACATCTTATATTAGATATACCTGTACCATATCAGGAAATGCTTAAAGAAGCAATTAATCTACGAGATAGGTTCACTGACCATAGACCAAGCGAAGATAATCATAAGGGCTGGAAGAGTTTAACATTGCACGGATTAGATGAGAACCGTCATGAAAATTGGGATGCAGAGGGCTATAGTTCAGCATTAGATGCGGCTAAAGACTTTAAATGGACACGTGCCGCATATGATTGTCCTGTTACAATGGACTTCTTACTACATACTTTCCCCAGTAAACGCTATGGGCGTGTTAGATTAATGCTAGTAGAGCCGGGCGGGTATATAGGGTTTCATAGTGATACTAAACATAGAATACTAGAGAATATTAATATACCATTAAGTAATCACAAAAACTGTATATGGCACTGGTCCGACGGAGAAAAATTTTTCATGGAACCTGGCACACCTTACGCTGTCAATATCAGTTACGAGCATAGCATAACCAACGATAGTGACGAGGATAGATATCATTTAATCGTAGCCAGACATGATAGCACAGACGAATGGAAACAGTTAATAGAAACTGCTAGTGAGAAATACAATGTGTCGGGCTATTATCACAATGCTATAATAGCAGTTTAGTGCCAGGGTAATTTAATTAAATTATCGTCAGTTGTTAGTTCTAATTCACTTACTTTGTCAGTTATTTTAACATCTTTAATAAAATATTGATCGGCTGCACGTGCCCCAAACATTAATAAGATATTGGGATTAATTTGTCTTAACTTCTCTATTAGTCTATTTTCACAAGATATTCTATATTGCATACTTTGTGTAACTGCAAAAGGTATATGCACAAAGACATCACTAATATTCATTACTGTACATTTATTAGGTTCAATGAAGTTTAAGTTGTAACTGCTTGTATAATCAATCAATATAAACTTATAACTTAGTTTTTTAATACTATTCCATACATTAGTCCAGTCATCTATTGAACTAATAATATCCTCACTACTAGTATACCAATAAGGTTCATCGGGTATGATATCAGATTTCCCATAAGTCTCAAACATGTTGTTAGGGACAAAGTATTCCCCAGATTGATATTTACTACGATAAAACTGCATGAAATTATGTCCATCCCACTCTGTTACTAATGAACGCATAAACTGTAAACATAACGGATTGATATCAGTGAATATAACAGTTGTGTCAGTATTATAATTAAAGTGAATTAATTGTTTAATCCAGTTTAATCCTGTACCCACTGTGATATACTGTTGTATAGGATTGTCTAGTATTATCCCTGTGTTTAATAACTCACTATTTAAAGGGTTTACAAAACTATGTCCGTAAAAGTTAAAACTATGTAGTTTGTCTATACTACGCATAAACACATGCTCATATTCATAATAAGGATAATACTTACAGTTTCTTAGTTCGGAACCTAAATCCATAAAGACTTTATTATGTTTCAACCCTTCACTAATGATATTGTATCCGTGTAGTTTCTTACTATATGTCTTAGATATAGTTCCTGGCTTTAACCAGCTACATATCTCACTATCCCCATACAGTAATTCAGTACTACGTAACGGTTCTATCTGTATATGCTCTATAAACTCTTGTTGTCCTATATTTGGGCAACCTATATTAATATACTCAGATAAATTTACTATATAAAACTGATGATGTAGTTCATAATACCCATTAGTAAAGTAATAATGATGTTCACGGTCTAGTATATGTCCTGCTATAAAGAAATCGTTATTCTCACAATATCTGTCTATTAATTTTATAAACTTGTCACTAGTGTTGAAACTGTTACCACTTGCTATCATTACAACGTGTGTATGATTACTATTAACGGCCTCACGTAATAACTCATCTTCAATGGATCCTATATATACATTGTGGTCACGTAAGAATCGTCCTATAAAGTAATCATTTAAATTCTTTGCAATTTCTCTAGCGTACCCGTTATATGTATTAATATGGTCAACCACACATATTAATATCTTATTATCTTTGTTTTCTTGTAATTTAATCATTAATTCCACCTGGGTAATATATTTAATTGCTTATTAAACACATTTACATTTAGTTTCCAAAACGTCTGCATGTGTCCTCTATATTCATGTTCTACACTATAGTCAATACATCCTGTACTATATAGTGCGGGGCAGTATATATTGTGTACTAATCGTTGTGTCCCTACACTACTATTATGGCTACTGATATATAGATTATCACTATTAGCCCATTCAATACACTTGGGTATATAAAACTGTGCAGTTATGTTCTGATGTTGTTTAATCGTATAGTTTAGTCCACGTAATTGCTGATATGGTGTTTTATCAGTAAATACACAGGTTCTAGCACATATACGATAACTGTTTGGTATAATATCTAATGTATGACATGCAACACTACCCACGACAATATCGTTATAATATAGTATCCAGACACAATATCGTTCTTCATTACTAAAGCAGTCAACTAACATATGTCGGGAACTATTATTAGTAAACCCTCTTTTAGTAGCCTCAATGTAAAAATCAGTTAAGTCTAAGTCATTTGAATATTCAATTAACTTAAACATTTTTCTATAAAATCCTCTGGATAATTGTTGCGAAATGAATTATAGCATAATTTATCTAATATATCAAAACTAATTGGACTATCCCACGGTATGTTATGCTTATCTGTATACTCTCTTAGTTTATCCTGTCTATCACTATGTATATGACTTATAACGTCATTGATACACATATATGGCTCACTATTATGGTATGCAAAGAAATAGTTAATACTCTTAAGTTGCTTGTTTACCATGAAATAACTACTAGGATGCATACTATACTTGTGTAACCCTAACTGTTTATGTGCAGAGATTATCTCAGTCATTTGCTCACGCCAATAGGGTAATGTCTCATCATAGTATTGTGTTTGACAATTACTACGGTTCCAGAAGTCTAACCCATCTATCAATAGATATATCTTTCTATTAGTATCGTCAATATCTAATATCTTGGGTACTAAGTCTGGATAAGCACCACGCATTAACTGTAGATATTTTAATTCACGTTCATATTTTTCTTGCATTAAATTTATATCTACAACTTGATTTTGGTCAGTATGGTACTTAGTATCATTATGATACCATTGGACAAAAACTGTCATATCTGTATTGACTAAACTAGTGTATATTAAATTATTCCTAGTTTTGCCAACGCCCGGGACATTATTATAGTAGTAATCAAACTTCATATAAATATTTAATCAAGGATATATTAGCATGAAAATAAGTAAAATACCTGGCTTAGGAAGTTATGGAATCTATATCGACAATGTAGACTTCACAACAATCACAGACGAAGAATGGACATACATAGGTAAATTACATTTACAGAATTTTGTCACAATTATACGTGATTGTAAATTAACTTGGGATAAACAAATTGAATTTTGTATGAAATTTGGTGATACCCGTTATGGCGTACGCTATCTATTATTAAAGAAATACCCAGACAAAAACTGGAAAGAAATCGTTAAAGCTGCATTAAGTAATGATACTAGTATAGATGAGATAGACCGTAGTAGATTACATAGTATTGCACGTATGCAAGAACTAACACCAGATGGTCGTCATGTTATGCGTGTGACAGGTAAACGTGATGCACAGGGTAATGCATTGGGTATGTTTGCTGAGGGCGAACTATTATGGCATAGTAACGAGTCGGGTACATTAACATTCACCCCCGGAGTTGCATTATTGGGTGCAGAGAATATGATCGGGTCAAGTACTGGGTTTATTACTACACCCGATTATTATGAAAGTGTTAGTAACAGTTTCCGTAGTGAATTAAACGAAATGATATTAATACATCGTTTTACCCCAGGACGCATTAATCCAGGACTACGCATAGAACAAGATGAAGTTATGCATGCCAATATGTGTCCAGAAGATGATATAGAGATACCTATCGTTATGCGTAGCCCGGGAGGCATTGTAGGGTTGCATTATAGTACAAACACAATACATAGTATCAAGGGATTAAGTGTAACAGAATCTAATAAAATATTTGAACATATTAATAAAGAGTTATTTGTGGACAAATATATCTATGACCATTGGTATCAAAGTAATAATGACTTATGTTTATTCGATAATAGCATTACGTTACATAGACGTATGGGTGATGTTAAAGATAGATTATGCTATCGTGTTCAGCATGATTATAGTAATTTACAAGATGATTTCTGGCAACCCTATTTGCATGAACCAACTCAAAATAAATATATAGACGAAATTAAATATTATGTTGATTTAGCGGGAATTAAAGACTTTAAATTACCCAATGAATAAATTAAATGATACAACGGGATTGTGTGAACATTGTTATAGACATGTACCCGCAATGACGTTTGAACGTGATAATAGTGTTTATATAGGAAAATCATGTTCAACGCATGGATACCTAGAACATCTAGTAGAACCTAGTTATGAGTTCTATCGTAACTATAACTATACAAAAACATATAATGATGTCACAACATATCTATTAGACATTACTAATCGTTGTAATCTTAATTGTCCTCATTGCTATCAGATACCCGACAATACCAGTACTGATCCTAGCATTGAGTATATATTAGAGTTAGTACGTAGTTATCCT